CTGGTTACCAAGACGTGAAGGTGGTCGCGGTACTGAGATTACTACATTACCAGGCGGTGAGAACTTAGGACAAATAGAGGACATTGTATATTTTCAAAAGAGAATGTATCGTTCACTAAACGTTCCGATGTCTCGTTTGGATACGGAATCTGTTCAAGGTATTCTTGGCAGATCTACAGAAATTAACAGAGACGAACTCAAGTTTCAGAAGTTTATTGACAGACTGAGAATGAGGTTTTCTCATCTATTCTATGGAATCCTAAAGAAGCAACTTGTTATGAAAGGTGTTTGCACCGAGGAAGATTGGGATTCATGGAAGAATGATATCACAGTTGATTATGTAAAAGACAATCACTTTACAGAACTACGTGATGCAGAAGTATTTCAAAACAGATTGGAAAGTCTTGATAGGGTTGCTAATTATGTTGGAGAATATTTCTCTAAAGAATGGATACAGAAGAACGTTCTGCATCTATCGGATGAAGACATTGAAAATATGAATAAACAGATTGATGGGGAAGATGATGGTGAAGAAGAACAGGAAGCACCAGATAATTCTCCTACCACTGGACAAAAATTTGAATTGAAACCTGTACAAGGAGATGAAAAAGAAGATGAGTGAAGATACACAAACAATGATTCAACACGCATTGGATCAAGACTGGAACAAAGCAAATAAAACTTTTGGTGATATGATGTCAGTAAAACTTCAAGATGTTTTGGATCAAGAAAAAGTTAAACTAGCAGATCAAATCTATAACGGTGCGGAAAACATTGAAGATGAAGATATAGATGATGACCAACTCGAACTTGAATTGGATGACGAAAATGGCGAGGAAGAGCAAGAGGGAGAGTTACCCTTGGAAGATGCCGAAGAGGGAATACAAGAGCCCAGTGATAATGTGGAAGTCGGAATGGATGACGAAGACGGAGAAGGGTCAGAAGATCCGATACCTGAAGAGTCTTGATGTCAAAGAACAAGAAAGTATAAATAATATAAATTAAATGAAAACTTTTGATCAAATAAGAGAGTCACTAGGACGTAAACCGAAAGGTCAACTTGTTGTTAACAAGAAGATAGGTCGCGTCCAAATGATGGTGTATAAAGAACCCAAAGGGTTTGCCGCCTACGTAGATGGTGACAGATTAGATGTATACAAAAGTAAGGGTGAGGCAGAGAAGGCCGCATCTGAAATGATAAAGGTATTAAAGAAATGAAACTGATTGCAGAATATACCGAGCAGAATCTAGAAGTTCTCACCGAACAGGATGAGAAGTCTGGGAAGAAGAAGTACATGATTGAAGGTATCTTCATGCAAGCAGAACAGAAGAATAGAAATGGTCGGATTTATCCCAAACCTGTAATGGAAAAGGCACTGGACAAGTATAACGGTGAACAAGTTTCAAAAGGTAGGGCAGTGGGTGAATTGAATCATCCAGAAGGGCCGACTGTAAATCTAGATAAGGTTTCCCACAAGATAGAATCTCTTAAATGGAAAGGGAACGATGTTGTGGGTAAAGCGACTATATTGGAAACTCCTATGGGTAAGATCGTACAAGGTCTGCTTGATGGTGGTGTCAATCTAGGCGTATCGACTCGTGGTATGGGAAGTTTGAAGAACGGTAATGACGCAATGGTAGTGCAGGAAGACTTTATGTTGAATGCAGTAGATATTGTTCAAGATCCATCCGCACCTAGCGCATTTGTTAATGGAGTTATGGAAGGTGTAGAATGGGTTTGGAACAACGGTATTATCGAGGCACAAACAATTGAACAAATGGAGACTGAAATTAAGAAAGCTCCACGTACTGATCTTTATGAGACACAGGTTCGTGAGTTTAAGAATTTCCTCTCGTTACTCAAAACTAAATGAAAAAGGAGTCTAATATGACTGAAAAAGTTCAGGATCAAGAACTCCATGACGAAGTAACAGACGAAGTTGTGGAACAACAAGGTCACGATCCGAAAAATGCTGAAGCACAGTCTATTGCTGCAACCGATAAGGCAGGTGAAGCCACTGGAACCGCAAAAAAGCGTAAAAGTGACCAAACCAAACAAGACCCAATGCCTAAAACAAAAGCAGCATTAATGGCAGGCATGGTAAAAAGAATGGGTGGAATGAATAAAGCATCACTCATGGCCATGTACAAAGCAGAGGGATTTGAAGATCTTGAAGGCGAAGTAGTTGCGGAATCAGAAGAGAAAACAGAAATAGATATGACTGTTGATTTCTCTGATGACCTCAATGCACTTGTCGAATCAGAGGCAACTCTATCCGATGAGTTCAGAGGTAAAGCAGAAACAATCTTTGAAGCGGCAATAAAATCGAAATTGTCTGAAGAGATTGATCGTCTTGAAGAAAAATATAATGAAGAACTCGCAGAAGAAATTGCTTCTACAAAATCCGATCTCGTAGAGAAAGTTGACAATTACCTAAACTACGTAGTTGAGCAGTGGATGGACGATAACAAAGTTGCCGTTCAAACTGGTTTACGCACTGAGATTGCAGAGACGTTCATGAACTCTCTGAAAGATCTGTTTACAGAATCTTACATCGAAGTACCAGAGTCTAAGGTTGATCTAGTTGACCAATTGTCTGCGGAAGTTGAAGAGTTAGAGGCTGCCTCTAATGACGCAATTACTAAGCAAATGGAAATGCAAGAAGAATTAGAAACGTTAAAGCGTGATGCAATCATCGCTGAAGCGTCAGAAGGTCTTGCAGCAACACAAGTTGAAAAACTTAAAAAACTCGCCGAAGATGTAGACTTTGATAACGAAGAAACTTTCGCAGAAAAAGTAAATACAATCAAAGAATCATACTTCACAAAGAAAACTACTGAGTCTGCTGATATTGAAGAAGCAGTCGAAGACGGTGATGCATCTATTATAGAAGCACCATCTGACATGATGGCTCAGTACCTATCAGCAATCCAAAAAACTAACAAATAATTGGGAGTCCAAAAAATGATGACAGCATCATATGACAAGTTGATGGAAAAGTGGGCACCTGTATTGAACGAAGAGTCAGCAGGCGCAATCACAGATAACCATCGTAAAGCAGTTACTGCAGCGATCTTGGAGAACCAAGAACGTGAAATGAACGAACAGTCACAGCAACTACACGAAGCTGTGCCAACAAACAACAACGCAAATGTTGCGAACTGGAATCCAGTTCTTATTGCACTAGTAAGACGTGCAATGCCAAACCTAATGGCATATGACATTTGTGGTGTGCAACCTATGTCAGGCCCAACTGGTCTGATCTTCGCAATGAAGTCACAGTACAAAACTACACGTGCTGGCGCAACTTCAGGTAATGAAGCACTTGCAATCAACGAACCAGTATCTGGTTTCTCAGGTGACTCAGCATCAACACAAGCAAACGACACATCAGGTCTTGGTACACTAGCTGCAGTTGACTCTGCAGGTGCTGCCGCAGACTTCGGTGGTGGTATGGCAACAGATCATGCTGAAGGTCTAGGATCAGGTGCAGGCGCACCTAACTCTGCTTTCGCTGAAATGGGTTTTACCATTGAGAAAGCAACCGTGACTGCGAAATCACGTGCGTTAAAAGCTGAGTACTCACTAGAACTCGCACAGGACTTGAAAGCAATTCATGGTCTTGATGCAGAGACAGAGTTGGCAAACATCTTGTCAACAGAGATCATGGCTGAGATCAACCGCGAAGTTGTACGTACAATTAACGCTCAGGCGAAAACTGGTGCGACAACATCAAACACAACAACAAACGGTATCTTTGATTTATCAAATGATGCTGATGGTCGTTGGTCGATTGAACGTATCAAAGGTCTGATCATTCAGATCGAACGTGAAGCAAACACAATTGCAAAAGAAACACGTAGAGGTAAAGGTAACTTCATGGTGTGTTCTTCTGACGTTGCTTCTGCACTTGCAGCATCAGGTATGCTAGACTACGCACCTGCAATGAATGCAAACCTGAATGTCGATGACACAGGTAACACATTCGCAGGTACATTGAATGGTCGTATGAGAGTATACATCGATCCATACGCAACAGTAGATTACTGTAACGTAGGTTATAAGGGTACTAACCCATATGACGCAGGTGTATTCTATTGCCCATACGTACCATTAAAAATGGTTCGTGCAGTTAGTGAAGAAACATTCCAACTAAAAATTGGTTTTAAGACTCGCTACGGAATGGTCTCAAACCCATACGTTGGATCAACACCTAACGATGGTCTTGCAACATCCAAGACTAACCAGTACTACCGTATTTTCCGCGTGGATAACATCCTCGGATCATAAGGACTACTTTAAAAAAAATAAAGAGGTGGGGTTTTCCCCACCTTTTTTTTAACTCTTTTTTTGTATAAATAGTGTTATGGCAGATCTAACAGACAATTTTAATTACTTACAACCAACTAGTTTTAAACTAGTTATTGACAGGAAGAACTTTCCTAACTTGGAATTCTTTTGTCAACAGGTTACGCACCCAGGCCTGATAATGCCTTCTGCAGAAATGCCTGTAAGAAGGATGGCAGGTATACCATTTCCTGGCGAGTCATTAACCATAAACGAATTATCTTGTGATATTCTTTTGGATGAGAATATGGAAAGTTATTCTGAAATGTATTCATGGATACTAAGAAATCAGGTAACTAATCTCGACAACCAAACTAGAATGCAAAAAGCAGACAAACCACCTACATATGCGGATATCACATTGTCTATCATGTCAAGTCATAACAACACAACAATGCAAGTTAGATATATAGATGCGATGCCTACATCATTAGGTGATATCCAATTCTTATCAACTGCAAGTGGTACAGAATTTATTACCTTTGCTACATCTTTTAGATTTAGTTATTTTGAATTAAAAACTGTATCACCTACTGGCGCAATAACTGATTCATTTAGTGTAACTGGAACTGTGGGATAAAAGAATGCCAATATCAAGAAATAGAAGACTCGCAAGTTTAGTTAAAGATTCTGCAGGTAACATATCATCAGATAGACTCTCAGGGATGATAGACAATGATATTGACCCAGAGACATTAAACTTTGCGACTGATGTTCGAGGTGCAGGTCAGAATGCTCATTGGTTATGGAGCTGGAATCCAACAACATTACCATATGCAAGAGCACCAATTAGTTTGTCTATGGAAAATGAAATACCTCTTTATAAACAAGGTACATACCAACTTGATAACTTTGCGGCATACAACACAAATGGAAACTCTACACAAACGCACTCTATAAAAATGAAATGGATTGAAGAACCAGGCGATGCAAACCTCGTAGACTGGGTCACTTACGATAGTAGTCAGACAGTTGCGTTTGACGGTATTACAAGTACACCACAAAAAGTACAAAGACTTACATGGCAGGTTCCTGCAACCATAACCCCAGCGATGCTAACACTGAATACTTCCACACAATCTTATAACATTGGTGCGGTGGCAGGTGCATATACTTTTTCTGGTATTGCTTCTGGAGATAATCCAGAACTTGGGCCTCTGTACAGAGGTAATACATATAATTTTATTTTAGACTCTACCACAAATGGACACCCATTCTATCTTACAACTGATAGCAATGGTGAATTTGCATCGACTACTTACGGTGGAGAATACACAAGTGGTGTCACCAATTCTAGAGGTGAAGGTAGTTCTGGTACAAACGCAACCGTGACATTTGTTGTTCCTGCAGATGCACCAGACACATTAGATTATCAGTGTGGTAATCACCAAGCAATGAATGGTACACTTACAATAAAAGATTTAAAAGTTGACTCCAGTGGTGATGGAGAAACTTACATATATTTTCAACATGCACAAGAACAACACAAGACTCGTATAAGATTAAAAGAGTCACCAAAAATTGTTGGTCAAATGTGTTTAGCATGGAATCCAACAAAAGGCAAGTATGAACCTCAAGACTTGGGTCATTACATGGATAAGACACCATCTTTTGTTACTAGAGTAAGAGAAGAGATTGATGAGAGAGCAATAGACTCGTCAGTTGCTCTAAGTTTAATTGATTCAAGTTATATAAACGCGAGAGTCAGTGGTGTAGATTCTGGTTCTGTCTCTGCGATTGTAGACTCAAACTATGTGAATGCAAGAGTTAGTGGAGTGGACTCTGGTTCTGTTTCTGCAATTGTAGACTCAAACTATGTAAGTTCCAGATTGTCATCAACAAATGTTTCTGAAGTAATTGATTCAGATTATATTAGTGCAAGAGCAAATATTTCTGCAGTAGTAGACTCGGATTATGTGACTGCAAGAGTTGGTAGTACAGAACAACACACAACTCTTACCCAGAACCTTACATTATATGTATTGAATGGAACTACAAGATGGTATGCACCAAGGGCACTTACAATACAAAGTATGAGTGCATATGTACAAACTGCTCCTGCAGGTGCTAGTTTGAATCTTAGAGTAAATAAGAATGGATCATCGATAGCAACACCTTCAATCGCTGCAGGTGCTACTAACGGATCTTTAACAGGATTAACAACAACAATGAATGCAGGTGATTATCTAACAGTTGATATCACTCAAGTAGGATCTACTGGAACAGAAGGTCAGAATTTAAGTTTGGTTATAGTATACAAATAGGAGAATACCAATGGCGTTAAGCGCAGAACATAAAACCGCATTGGCGATGCAGTATGGGTATGACAGTAGCGAGAATATCGTTCTGTACAGAATTGAAAACGCCACACCTGAAAAGGTAACAAATCGATTCACTAATACGAATTTAACCCATCCGAAGTCTTTTGGTACATGGTCAGGATCCATTTATACTGGTGTTGCAACATGGAAAGACTCGGCAGGAGAGGTGCAACTCTCCGAAGATTGCGTGGAGGTAACACAGTAATGTATTTTAAATTAACATTAAACAGCACAGCATTCGGTGGTGCAAATAACCTAAACTATGCGTCTTACA